ACCAGGTGGCGTTCAAGTGGTTGACAACCACTGTCGCTGAGTGTGAATTAACCTTTCAGGTAGTGAGTCGATGACATTTTTGGCTGCTGAAACCGCCTATTTAGGCACTCCGGTTGAGTTATACCAGTTTAACTACGCCGGGGTGTCGTCTTATTACTACACAAGTGCCGATGACAACGTGGTTGTGGGTGTCATCGAATACCTCGCCAGGGCGATCAAACGGGCGGGTATCGAGTACACAGCAGACCTCGGCAAAGCCAGTCTTGAGATAAAGGCGCAGCGCGACTTGCCGGTAGCCGAACTGTTTAAAGCCGGTGTTCCGTCTGGTGTAGTGTCACTGACCATCTACCGCAAGCACAGAACGGACGGCGAAACGGCTGTCATCTGGAAGGGCCGGGTGCTCAACGTGGACTGGTCACAGACCGAAGTGACTCTGATCTGTGAGCCGATCCGGACTTCCCTTCAGACCTTTGGCCTGCGTCGTAATTTCCAACGCCAATGTCCGCACGTCCTCTACGGTGCGGACTGCAAGGTGAGCAACACCACTTACAAAGTCATGGGTCCGGTGTCATCGTTCACTACCAATACCATGCTACTGCCTGCGGCTGTCCACGGTACGGACAACCGGTTTGCCGGTGGCTACGCCCAATGGACAAACCCCATTACGCAAGCGCAGGAACGCCGGGCGATTCTGTCCAGCGTAGGGTCTACCGGGCAACTCACGTTGCTTGGCGCTCAAGTAGGGCTGGCTGTCGGGCTGACGGTGAGCGCGTTCCCCGGGTGCGACAAGTCCATTGGCATTTGCCAGGCCAAATTCAACAATCACCAAAACTACGGCGGGTTCCCTCACACACCAACCAAAAACCCGTTTGATGGTACCCCAATCTATTAGGAGGTGTTGTGGAAATACTTGTTGCCGTACTCATATCGATTGCGATAAACGCTGTCGCCTACCTGCTTACACCCAAACCGAAAAGCGAGTCACCGACAGCAGGTTCATTGGACATACCGGCTACGAAAGACGGCACACCGATACCGGTAGTCTTCGGGGAGGTCTGGATAAAAGACCCGCACATAGCGTATTGGGGCAACGCCAACACTCGGGCCATCGTCAAGTCAGGCGGCAAGAAGTGATAATCACCCACATGGACATGCGACGGATGAAATACTGCAACAAAGGAGCGCGGGAGTTCTTTAACCGGCATGGACTGGATTGGTCGCTGTTCATGGCGGAGGGCTTGCCGGAAGAGGTTATTCTGGCTACCGGCGATGACCTGGCTATCCAGTTGGTAGCGTTTGTGAAGGAGAATAATAATGGGTAGTGGCGGTGGTGGGGATGTCGTCGTTGGGTACTGGTATTACATGGACGTGCTGCTGACGTTCGCGCACGGACCCATTGACGAGATAGTAGAGATTCAAGGCGGTGAGCGTGTAGCCTGGACGGGATCGGTGACGGCCAACGGCCAGATAGACATCCTGCAAGGCAACCTGTTCGGTGGCGAAGAACGCGAGGGCGGCTGGACGGGAACGGTTGACGTGATGCTGGGGGGAGCTACGCAGACTACCCCGGCCAAACTATCCGCCTCCCTGGCGACATCAGGGGCGCTCGGCGTGTCTCCTGCCTACCGGGGCGTGATGTCGATGTTTTTCGGCGGGTACCTGTCGCAAATCGGGTTTGCCTGGTCTGCTATAAACCCCTACTTCAAGCCTCCCAAAGTCAAGTTGAGGCGGTACCCTAAGTGGTACCCAGCCAAGGCCAGGATAGGCAATGACGCCAACCCGGTACATATCATTTACGAATGCCTGACCAATGCCTCATGGGGTCTTGGGTACCCCATAAATGATCTGGACGATGTGCGGTTCAAGGCAGCGGCGGACGTTCTGTTCACTGAGAACTTCGGGATAAGCCTGTCCTGGAACCAGACTTCCACTATTGAGGATTTCGTGGCGTCCATACTGCGCCACTTCAACGGCGCGTTGAACCAGGACCGCACGACCGGGCAGCTTTTCCTGTCTGTCATTCGGGACGACTACGACGTGGGAACCTTGCCGGTTCTCAGCCCGTCGAACTGCAACCTGGAAAGCCTTGGCAGGGCGGGAGCCGGGGAGATAGTCAACGAGGTAACATTAAAATACACTCGTATAGATAATGGGGAGCTGGACGCGGTGACGGTGCAAGACCTGGCGTCCATCCAGAATCAGGGCAGGGTAATCTCGCAGGAGATAGAGCTTCCCGGTATTCGTGATCCCGACATGGCCGCGAGAGTGGCACAGCGCGAGTTGCAAAGCCGCAGCCGGGGCCTGGCGAAAGTCTCGATTACTGCAACTCGGGCAGCCTACGGTATCTATGAAGGCGACGTGTTCGTGTTGAACTGGCCGGACCTCGGGATTTCCGGATTGGCTTGTCGGGTTGCCGTTATGGACGTGGGGGATTTGGAGTCGGCCACTATCCGGATTGAGGCAGTGGAGGACGTGTTCGGCCTGCCTTCTGTGTCCTACGTAACCTCGCCTCCTGTGGGGTGGGTTGATAACAGCGGTGTCGCACTTCCGGCTACCGTCCAACGGGCTGTCGAGGTACCCTACTACAGCGTAGTGAAGCGGACATCGAGTAGCGACCGGAACGACTACGCGGCAGAGTTCGGCTTCGGTATGTTGCTGGCGAAAACCCCGCAGTTGAGCAGCAGCAATTACGAAATGCGGGAGTCCCCGAACAACAGTACCTATACCGCAATCGGCAATGGGAACTGGACCCCGCACTGCACACTCGTTACTACGGTTGACTACTCAGCCACGGTCTTGTCTATTTCCGGGCCGTCCCTGTTCAGCCAGATCGCAGCAGGAGGGCTGGTCTACGTCGGTGAGGAAATAATGGAGCTGGTGTCCTTCAGTGACACAGCTATTACGGTACGACGCGGGGTGCTGGACAGCCTGCCTCAGTCACACACAGCAGGCGCGAGTATCTTTATTCTGGCAGACGGTCTGGCCGGGTATGACGCAGAAGTTCGCGTGAGTGGGGAGCAGGTCTTCTACAAGGCGTTGACCAGGTGTCCTGGGTCAGTGCTGGCAATCGGTTCGGCTACTGCGGTGAGTATCACCCTGGACAACCGGTTTGCCAGACCATACCCTCCCGGCAATGTCAAGATCGCGGGGTCGTACTTTCCGACTACCGTCACGGCAAGCAACAATGTTGTCGTCACCTGGGCGCACCGCGACCGAACGCTTCAGACGGTAAGTCCTCTGTCGGCCTGGACGGCTGGCAACATCGGGCCGGAGCCTGGCGTCACTTACACAGTCCGTGTTTACAACAGCAGCAACGCTTTGGTAGAGACGCAAACCGGGTTGTCTGTGACTACTGCGACCATCCGTCCGGGGCCTACGGTTTACTCCGGACAGCACCGGGTAGAGGTGGAGTCGGTACGGGACGGATTGACAAGTCGCGTTTTCTCCCACACCTTCACGCTGGTCTGAGACAGTACATAGAGCAGCAGAACCGCCCGGACTAGAATCGCTTACATCTCCGGCCTGAACGCCGGAGTCTTTCGCTCAGTTAAGTATAAGTCCACCTAAATCGTGCGTTGATTATCGTGCCGTCCTCCATCTGATACGACATGAGGCGATCCTTGGATGCTATGTACCCGGTACGGCGCACTTTCAGGGTACTACCGTCTGGTAACTGTATCAGAAGCCAGCAGCCTACGGGTGGAAGTCTCTCAGGTTGATTGAAGTGGTACTCCATCACGCGGCACCTAGTTCTTCATCCCGGATCTCGATCACTTCCTCGCGCTTGCACCCGGAAAGCCCTATGTTCAATGCCATTCTTACTTTCATAGCTATTCAGCCCCCTCTGTACAGAACTTGTTCGGTGTTTGGTGTGGATCACCGTTGTTTATGTAGTAAACGGTGACTTTATAGCAGCCTTTCGGTTCTATCGGGTTGATTCGCATTTCATACACACCAGCAACCATTATGTGACTGCCATCTAACTCGAACATCGCCATGCCGTTTATGGTGCTGAACAGGACCAGCGGTTCGGTGGAGCCTTTTGGTTCAGCGCAGCCTGTTAGCAACAATGCTAGTAACAAGGTCTTTTTCACTCGGTTTCTCCTGTCTTATCCCAAATGTGTGGCTTTCCGACTTCCCGAAATTGCCAGCAGTTCCCATCGATATGCTGGCCGTCGTCCATCTTTACGATGACATTACCGAAGAAGGATTCCGCGCAGTCGAAGTGCAGCCGTTGGTACAGTACCGTACCCTCTTTCGAGTCGTCCTTATTAGGGCAGAAGACAACCCGCGTACCTGGTGGCATGCTGGGGGGCATACCGCTGGAATCCAGACTTTGCTGGGTGTACTTTTTACCGAGTATTTCTATTTCCACTACTCACCCCCTACCGTCTGAACCATCTGTTCTTCTATTGTCCGGCAACCGTCCCTTGACTCGATCACCCGACCGTCCAGCAGTCGGATTATGGATCTGGTTCCGTGGTACTGCGACGAGGCGTCGGCCTCGGTAACTGTCGCAACAGCAGCGGAAGTTATCAGCACACGGTTTCCCCGGCTGTCGGTTGTTCTGATCAAGCTCACTTTTGTACTCCTTAACTGTTCTTCGAGTCGGGCTATTTCCGACTCATTCAAGTTGTTTTCCTCTTCGAGTTCGGCTATTTGCTTTTTAAGTTGACCTATCTTTTCCATAGCCCTTGTTTTAAACAGCTCACAATCACTCACCTTCCACCCCCGGCTTTGGTAAATTGAGCAGCTTTCGGGCTGCGTATATTCGTGCATACCCCACAGACATACTGCCAACGGCCTGATTTCTGTGTACCTGGTTTTCAGGGTCGAACGGTACCGATTGCGGAATGGACGCGGCGTCCCAATTTATCGGCGCTTCTTCCGTAAATCCAGCAAGTGCGGATTCCAACTCGGTAATGCGCCCTTTTGCTTGGGCTGCCACCGTAGCCATTTTATGCAAGGCTTGCAGGCTTGCCCTTAGCTCCGATTCAGTCTTGGCGATATGCTTCCCCGCTTCAACAAGCCCTTCAACCAGTTCTCGTGCTGTTCTAACAACACCGTCGTCGTCTACCAAAACATTCACGTGACCGTTAATGACTTTCACCTTTCGTCTCCCTCTTCCAAATAGAAAGTTATGCGCCCGATGCTAAACCAGGCGAACCCTTGTTTAGGTTCCAGTTTTTTAATCTTGGCCTCCAACAGCATTTCCTCAATCTCCTGTTCGTTGCAGAACACAAAATCTATTAGTTCGGCCTCCCGGAGCACTCTTTCCAACTTCGTTCCTTTGTATTGAATCCTCATTCGTCGTCTCCCGGCGCAACGTATGCCATGAGGCGGTCTACAACTCCTTCCCGATATATTTTTACAGCCGATTCCAATTCAGCCATGCGCTTCTCGACATCTTCATACAGTACCCACTCACCATCCGATTCAGGTTCAACGGACAGACTCGGCTCGCCGTAGGAGTGGTCAACGTAAATTCCGTAACGCTGTAATTCGGTCATTCGTCTGTCTCCAACATGCTCGCCGCTGTTCGGCAGTCTTCTGCGAGGCAGTAGCCGTCGCAGGTCGTTTCGTCGTATTCAATAGTAAAATCCGGGTACTTCTCTATGTACTCCGCTGCAAGACGCAGCATTTCCTTGGCGCGTTCGATGTTGTAGCTCATTCGTCATACCCACGATATTCTCTCTCGATCCGTGCCAGTTCCAACTCAGCTTCAATCGCATATCGCCTTTGGCGCAGCGTCTTTCCTGAAGCAGCCGCTCTCCGCCATTGTTCGCAGTCGCCGCCTTTCGGGGCGATAACCAGCTTCGTGCGCCCGTCTGTGGTTTTTTCTTCCGCAATATCGTACATGCCAGTGCCGTACTTGGTTCTGTTGTGTTCCTGGGAGCAGGCAACGCAGAGTCCCGAACGCTCGTACCTGCGGGTCCCGCCGCACTTTGGGCAGGGCTTGTCGGAGCTGTACCTTCCAGGGAAACAAGTTTCGGATAGTTTGTCCTTTTCCTCTTCTGTTCTCGGTTGTTTCCGGTTATAAACCACTGAATACCCCCTTGGTCGTTATGTGCCAGCGATAACAGTGTGGGCAGCGATAGGGCTGGCCGGGGTGTCCGTTCTCGGCCAGGAACTTCATTGCCGATTGCTCGTCCTCGTGGACGCGCTTCTTCAGGCAGGTGGCGAACCCCGGCTGGTAAATCTTGCCGTACAACACCTGTCGGGCCTGCCCCTGCTTCGAGTGCTCAGCGTACTTGTTCATATCTTCGGCTCCATGTGGGCGCACACCTGGTCTATCAGCTTGCGGCGGTGGGCGGCACCGTAGGCGTTAGGCGATCCTTTGCCAAACTCCCATCGGGTCTGATACTTCGCCGCTTCTGCGGTGAGCATTTCGACAGTCCACTTGGGCGGTGTCCTACGGTATGTCATGTGAGCGCACACGACATCCAGCAGTCCGTGATAAAGCGCAGCCCGGTAGGCGTTCATGTTGCCGTCCCGGAACTGGTACCGGTGTTGGTACGGCAGGGCGGCTTCTTTGAGGTCTTTCAGTTTCCAATGGTAGGCAGTCTTCATACGTCGAACTCCACTATCTGATAGCCGCTGAGTGGGTACAGAGCTGCTCGTGCCAGTTCCTCGCTTACGAAAGTCAAAGGGTGTACGGCAGAGTTCCCGTTGTTCTTCAGCCAAACGGCCACGTACCGTTTCTCGGGGGCCATTAACAGGTCGTATTCGTCATCGCTACCGCAGTTACTCCAGCGGCCACCATCTGTAAATTGTTGAACGTCGTCCTGTTCGCTTTCGCCAATAGCGGCCACTATTGGGTAGCTGTGGTTCAGGTCAAAGCAGAGTATGCGTACCGGTAAGCCTCGTCGGGTGATTACCTTCGCTCCGGCTTTCGCTTTTTCAATATCAAACGCTTTCATCGGTTTACCGCCTCCCAGTCTTTCCTTGCCGACTTACGCTGGTCATCCAGGTAAGAGGCAAGGTCGTTAACGTCCACCAACAGCGGACCTTTTTTGCTACCCGCCCGGTAGCAGGGGAACGGCAGGGCGTACTCAGCAGCCCGGCGTTCGGCAATTCTCGGACTCATGTTCAGGTACTTCTGGCAAATGTCGTCCAGCGGTACCTGGCAGGAGCCGAACTCTGCCATGAGAAGGAAAGTCGTGTTCACGGTTTTATTCTCCCGTTTTGGTTGTTTGTCTGGCCGCAAGCATGGCGTCTGCCATTTGATAGGCGAACTCAGCAAGACTTCTCGGAGACATGCCGACAGATTGTCGGGCCAGTAGCCCGGACAAAGCAGCCCCAGCGAAGTAGTCCCTGATGCTCACTGTTCCCGGTTGTTTGGTTGGATCACTCATTTCGCTTTACCCCTTTACGTGTTTCGGTTGGTTGATGTTGCTTAATCTATCACTGCTAGTTTGTTATTGCAACTGCTAGTTGTATCAATATGCACGACAATACCAGCGTCATTGATGATACGGCCATCCGGGTCGAGGCAGTCGGCATACGGGAATACGCCATGCTCTACCCACTCGTTAATGCCGGGGCAACTACAATCATGGACATGGTGTCCAATGTGTATGTTGCACACGTAGTCGTCGCAGCAGCCGCATGGTTCCCAAGCCGGGACTAGGTATGTCATGTCAAACCCCCGTTGACCCGAAGCCCCCATGTCGGGTATTCGGGTCGTCCAACCGGTTTACCTCCTGGATGTCCATCAGCGGTGCGCGGACGATCAGCAGTTGGGCTATCCTATCACCAATGGCTACCCTGTAATCGCGGTCTGTCCGGTTGACCAGGGCGACCTTCAGCAAGCCCCTGTAGTCTGGATCAATCAGTCCAGCGGTCGTGCTGATCCCTTGCTTGGTTGACATACCGGAGCGCGGCCAGATCAAGCCTGCGAAGTCTTCCGGGATGGCTACCTTCAGGCCAGTACAGACGACGGCTGTTTGGTACGCCTCGACGAACGCCTCTTCGGCTGCGTAGAGATCCCACGCCGCGCTACCGGGCGTGCCCTTTGTCGGCATCGTGGCTTGCATCGACACCAGCTCAATCTTCAATGTGTTGAACACTACTCGGTCCCCTCTTATGTTATTCATCGTTTTGTTCTGCCATCCAATCCCAAATTGCAGCCACAACCAGAACGTGTGTCACCAGCGCGGTGATTAACAGTATGTCGGTCATGCGGTTTTCCTCTTTAACCGGCTGAGCCATTGTCGGTTCATGCCGGGCACCAATGCCTGTTGCAACTCCGCTGCGGTGTACCCGCAGGAGAGCAAGGCCCGGAGCATTTCCTCCCGGAGCAAGGCGTTCCTGGCCTCCTTCCTGGCCTGTTCCATGACCGTGAAGCAGCAACCGATTGTCGCAGCCCTACGTCGGACTTGCCCGACCTCCCGACCGGGCAGCATCGCTGTGACTTCTTCAATGCTTTTAAGCCCCGAGAACTTCCAGATTACGGCGTCCTCCTGGGCAGTCCATCTAAGCATCCCGGTCTTCCTCCGTCATATTTTTGACGGGCAGGTTGCAGAAATCCTGGTGCATGGCTTCTGAATCTGCGTAGACGGAGCCTATCGTGGAGGTCAATCGGGCGTCGCATATCAGGGTACCAGACTCTTCTCCCATACCGGCGTCGAAGAAATCCGGCGTGAACGTAAAGGTGATGGATACGTCCGTCTTGCATCTGCGGGTCCGTGCGCCGTGGGCGCAGGCCGAAATGGCTGAATCGACTACCGAGTTGATGGTGGGGAACTGTTCAAGGAACTTCATTCGGCGTCTCCCACTTTTTGACACACGACGACACCGATTTTGTGATGTCCGTTCTCACAAATGTGGTTGAAATACTCTATCCTCGCCCCGGCCCGGCGTGCTATTTGGGTCAGGCAGTTACGCCTGCGGACCAGATACTCCTTGCATTCCCTCTTCGTCTCGTAAACCTGTGCCTCTATATGAATGTCACCCGAAGCCATCTGTTTCAGTTTTTCTTGCGTTAGCATCACTGCTACCCCCTGGTTGCTGTTTGTTCCGTCGATTATCAACAATTGTTTGATGTGAGTCAACACAGCCGTTTTGTATAACGGCGTGTCTTTAAGGCACACAAACGCAGTAACCTACTGAAATAAATGGATAATATGCTATTGTAAAGAATTGTAAATCTTACAAATCCTTTGTAACCGTACTACCCACAGCCTAATAGCGTTTGGATTGCACCAAAACGAGGCGCTGTAAAATTGAGCATTTAGAGTACCGAACATTCAAACGGTGCTTATTTTTTGTGGTTACTACATATAACAACTCTCCAATTAGTTGTAACCACACCCAACGAGTTCTACACTATCCGGAAAGTCCGAAGCAGTAGAGGAACCTCGAAATGAACAAACCGCCTCTGTTAATAGGCATCGCTGGTCTCAAGCGGTCCGGTAAAGATACTCTTGCCAAGCACATGCAGCAGCGGTGGGAACGGTACTCTGGAGTGGCACCCGTCATTGCTTCGTTTGCAGACCCGCTGAGGGCCATGCTGGCACCCTTGCTTACCGACCTGGGGGTACGCCAGCCCTACTCCTTCATGGACAGCGACGACAAGGACAGCAGGATCCTGCCCGTGGTGGACTGCACCTTCCGCAAGCTGATACAGACCCTCGGGACGGAATGGGGTAGGGGCCAGATCGACAGCGATATGTGGGTCAAGCTGCTGCTGCACCGGGCCAGGTTCGCAGAGGTCGTGATCGTGCCCGATGTCCGCTTCCCCAACGAGGCCCGACTGATAAGGTGTCATGGGGTTTTAATACACCTAAAGCGTCCGGCCACTGGTGGGGATGGACACATAAGCGAGTCGGGCGTGGAGTTCCAGGACGGGGATTATGTTATCGAGAATGGCGGCGGGTTGAAGGCGCTTATGGACCAGGCCGACCAGTTCGTTATGACCGTTGGCAACGACCGGCTGTGGGTGTAGTCAAGACGGTGCTCCGGTTGTCCTGGCAGTGGGGTTGCCGGGCATTCCGGCTACCTAAATGACCGCTGGTCATCAGTACGTTTTCTGTACAGATAAACAGGCCGTCCCTCGCGTGTGAATTCTTTTTGCAAAATCATGCCTATTTCCGACAGTCGTTATGGTTGTAACGACAACCGGATTGGGTAATCGTCATGGCGGCTGTCGGGGTGTCGGTCAACCATGAACCGCTTTCATCAGCCGCTTTGAGTCGAACGTCTCGGCGAACCGGATACTTTCACAAGCCAGTTGTGTGCGGCGATCCACAAACCGGGGCCGTCTGGTGTCATAGCTCATACCTTGCTCCATTTCTTGATAGGCTTTGAGGCTGATGTCCAGGGCGTCGGCTGCTTGTTGCTGTGTCATCGACAGCTCGTGCCTCCACTCGGCCAGGTGCTTCGGGGACATGAAACACGTCCGGTATTTGATCTTTTTTGTTGACCTTCCCACTTAACATTTTCTCCTGCAAATATTGGAACGGGCTGGGCTGCCAAAGGTTCCGTACTTAGCGATTGTACCCTGAAATTTTGGAACGGGCCAGACCGCCAAAGTCAAAATAGTGTCGTTTTTTAGGGCTTTTTTCCTGGCAATACGGGTTTTCGGGCATGGGCCAGGGGGCCAGGGTCGGCCAGGTTGAATACAAACGGCTTTTTTCGGGCGGTCTGGCGGTCTGGCCGGGTGTCGCCCTGGGGGCTGGCAAGCTTACCTATATAAAGGCAGAAAAATATTTTTACCCTGCTATCAACTAATAGTTGACAGGCGCAACCGATAGTGTATAGTTGGCTTAAGATTTTGG